TTAATGCAACCCGATTTTATTTTCTTCAAAATAATTAAGTACTTTATCATCTTCTTGTCCTTCAAACTTATCGAACACACTAGCATATGTATCTAAAGTTGTCTGAATATTTTTGTGTCCTAACCTTTTTTGTAGAACTTTTATATTCATACCTGCTTCAATGCACCTTGTTGCATATGTATGTCTTAACATATGTGGATGAATATTACTTTTAATGCAATTAGTTGCATTAAATTTAGTTAAGAAGCTATGTACCATTCTGGGAGTAATGTTTTGAAAAATAAATTCAGAATTATTTGACTTTGGTATTGCTACAATAATTTCGTTTAGTATGTTATTGAGTGGTATTTGTCTAATAGAATTTTCAGTTTTTGTTTCGTTACCTATGATAACTTGACCGTTTTCGTCTTTAGTTAAACTTTGTTTGACATCAATATAATTATCAGTTATATTAGACCATTTTAATGCTAAAACCTCTCCAACTCGCATACCACTAAATAACATTAACAATATAATAGATTTATATAAGGACGTTTCGTTCGACAATGCCGAAATAAGCTTTTTTTCCTCATCAATGGATAAAGCTTCAACCCTTGATTGCTTTTGACTAGATTTGGGTTTTCGAGCCTCCTCGTATGTTATAGGATTTTTTAAAATATAATTTCTTTCAATGGCTCGTTTAAATGTTTGACCTAAAAGTTGATAAATCTTTTTTAGAGTAGAATCAGAATAATTTATATTATCATTTAAGAAGATTTTGATATCTTTAGCTGTTATTTCCTGAATAGGTGTCTTTCCAAAATCACTATGTTCTATAATTTGTAGAGTGTATTTTGCTCTATTGTAAGTGCTTGAACTAATCTGATTAGAATCTTTTTTATCTTCTACAATTTCTTTGGCTAAATCATAAAGAATAATATCGCTTTTTTCAATGAAAGTATCATTTTGAACATCAGCTAATGCTTTTGTCATCTTTTCTTTTACTTCTTTTCTAGTATTGCCATAAACTGATTTACGATTTAATTTGCCGTTATCTTTTCTTCCAGCAGAGAACTGACCAACCCATTTATTTAATTTTTCAGAGAAGTAAATAGTGCCTTCTCCATTGCCACGTTTAGCCATAACAAAACCTCCTAAACAAATTTTTGGTACTTGTCTAAGAGGTTCTATTGATATATAATAACAATAACCTACTTAAACAAGTAGTAACGGGGAGATAATATACAAACTTTGGTCGGGGAGTATATTATCTATTTTAATTTTATAAATATAATAAAAAAGTGGAGAGTTGCAATGAACTCTCCTAAATCTTCTTATGACCGTCATATTATTTACATAATATGAGGTTAAATCTTAATTAGATTATACAATATAATATGCTCATTGTCAAATATAATATACAAAAATTTTGAAAATTTGAAAATTTTTATAATTATTTCATATATAATTCTTTTATTTTATTATCAATTAAGTCAAGACTTGCATCAGACAACTTGATTTTAGACAATAAAGGATTTTTTAAAATTCGTTGTTTGCTAATTGTTGTTATTTGATGTGCTAAAGCAAAACTTCCATGTTTCATTTTATCTAATTCCGTTTGTGTTTTATCTAAAATTTCAAGTTTTTGAGCTATTTTCTTTAAATCTTCATTATTAGTAGTATTACTTAGCTCTGATATCTGTTTTCTAACAATGGAAAATTCAAGATTAAGCCTTTCTGCTAAAGAAATGTATAATTCATCTCCTAAATCTATACAAGTATTTGTATTATACTCTTTATTTTCTTTTGCAGAAGATAGAGGAATTACATTTAAAGTACCAGAATATAAATTATCATTTTTATTTATAACTACACAATAATGTAAGCCGCCAAGTTCATTTCCAACATTAAAGCCCAAATTTGCTTTAACAACATTTCCACGCTTAAAAATTTTTAGAGAACTTGGATTAAAAAATCTTTCATTATCATGATAATTAGAGAAATCTTTAATCCAATAAGCTAATAGATTACTTTTTTTATATTCTTTTAATTCAATATGTTTGTTGAAAGAGACATCTAACCTCTTTAGAGAACTATCCTTTCGTGCAATAGCTTCGCTTTTTTCTTCTCCAATAATTGTTTGATTTTCTATAATATTTTCTACTTCTTCATTTTCACTCATTTATTTCATCTCCATTTTACCGATGTACTTTCCAATTATCTTAATTGGTGTATCTTTCGTATATATTTGTGTTTGAAATGTAGGGTCATTGCTCATTGGTTCTAATACAACCACATCATTATTTTTAGTAAATTTCTTTAATGTAGCATCATATCCGTTTACAAGAACAACGGCTATATCTCCATTTTCAACCCAATCAGCTTTGCGAATTAAAGCATACGCACCGTTCTTGATAATTTTATTCATACTTTCGCCGTTTACACGCAAAAAATAACATTCTTCTGGATCTACTATATTCATAAGGTTAGGGTCAAGAGGTAATCTTCCTTCAATACATTCTTCTGCCCAATTAGGTTCTCCAGCAGGTATTTGTCCGTAAACAGGGCACATATATATTTTATCAGATATATTAGACATTTCTTCTGGATTTTTTATATCTGATTTACCTAATAAATAATCTATGCTACAATTAAATGTTTTTGCTAATTTATCTAAAACATCTATAGAAGGCATATTTTTATCATTTTCGTAATTAGCAATATTAGAACGAGAGGTTTCGATTTTTTTTGCTAGATCTTCTTGAGTTAAACTATTGTCTTGTCTAATTTTTTTTAAAATATTTCCAAAGCTCATAAGTGTTCTCCTTTCTAGTAAATTATAACATTATATTGTCAGTTTTGCAAACAAATTCTATAAAAAAATAAAAAAATTTAAAAAAAGTATTGACAGTCAAACAAACATAGTATATAATGTCAGCAGAACGAACAAAGAGAGGTGATAAAATTGAGAACAAAGCTTATAGAAATTAGAACTAAAAAGGGTTACACACAAGAACAAATGGCAAATGAGCTAAATATTGCTAGAACAACATATACAGGATATGAAAAAGGAAATGTTGCTCCATCTCTAGAAGTAGCTCTAAATATAAAAAAAATATTAAACTATAAGAAAGACGATATTTTTTTAAATACAAATGTCAGCTAAACAGACAAAAAGAAAGGAGAGGAGAGTATGGAAGAAAAAATAGTAGAACTAAACAAAATAGCAAAACCAGTAATTAATTTTATAAAAAACAATTACAACCCTCACACTACAGTAATAATAAATGAAGATAGTATAAAGGTTGTAACAGACGAAATAAACATTCCACTGATTAACCAATTTTAATTCCAGGATAAAAAGGTTTTATAAAGCTATGAAAATATCTACCGCAAGAACCAGCAGAAATTAAACTATAATATCTCTCTTGAGGAACTCCATGATATTGATAAATTCCACCACGATTAAATTCAATTTCAAGAGTATTGTTTTCATAACCGACAGAACGAATGTCTGAAGAATTTACGAGGTTTCGATTCATATAATAACACCTCACTTTCGACAAATTAAAATATTTTTCTCATAAGTTTGAGGTGATTATATCAAAAATTAAATAAGAAATAAAGAGAGGAGATGAAGATATGCAAGAGAAAAAATCAATAAAAACATATGAAGAATTACCTGAAACAATAACTCCTTTAGATTATGCAGACTGGAGAGGTATAGGAGGAAATAAAGCAAGAGAAATATTCAATTGTAAAGGATTTCCTCGTATAAAAGGTACAGGCGTAAAACAATTAGCAGATAAAAGAGCAGTTTTACTGTACGAACTAGGACTAAAAGAAGAAGAAAAACAAGAAGTTTTGAAAGAAATTGCAAGAAAAATTATATAGAAAGGAAACAAAAAGATGAAAAAATCAATAAAATTCATATTAAATTCAATAATTGGACTAGCTGTATTAGTAATATCAGCTTGTACAATATCAGGAATTGTTAATTACATAGCAAGTCATTCAACAATGGAAATGGTATATGCTGTGATAATTATAGCATTAATCGCTCTTATTAGAGCAGAAAGGAGATAGAAGTATGATAGAAAGAAAAAAGCATTTAAGAGAAGTAATTGAAACAAAATCAATGCAAATTCGTGCAAGAGAAAGTCTAATAGAAGATCAAAGAAAAGAAATTCACGAATGGCAAAAAGAAAATGAAGTATTACACCAAGAGAACAAAGAGCTAAGATTTGACAATGAAGAGCTTTCAGAATTAGTTAGAAGAATAAAAAATCTAACTGAAAGTAACAGCTATAACAATGAAAAAAATATTTTAAACAAAATAAAAGAGCTAGTAAATGATTTCGACAGCATTACTAACTCATAGAATCACAAATATATGAACTCCTGTATCTATTATACAGGAATTAGAAAGGAAAGTCAAATGGCAAAAGCAGTAGGAATTATAAGAAGATTAGATGATTTAGGAAGAATAGTTATTCCAAGAGAGATAAGAAGGAGCTTAAAGATAGAAGAAGGAGAGCCTCTTGAGATATTACAAGTAGGAAATAAAATTGAAGTTTCAAAACAAAAGTCAAATACTTGTGCAGAGTGTGGAAGCTTTATAGAAGACAGTTATAAATATTGTCCTAACTGTGGAAAGGAACAGATATGATACGAATAGTAAATGGTTACATAATAGAAACAACGGATTCAGAAGATAGACAAGCAAGATACGAACATGAGCTTGAAGAAGCAGACAGAATTTATGAAGATAGAGTTTTTGACGAAATGGAGGGTATGTAATGAGTAACATATATGAATTAACAAAGAATTACGATGAAGTATTAAATATGCTATATCAAGACGATGTAGACGAGCAAATGGTACTAGATACATTGGAGAGCATAGAAGGGGACATAGAAGATAAAGCAGACAATTATGCAAAGATTATGAAAGAGTTAGAAACAAAGGCAAAAGCTAGAAAAGAAGAAGCTCAAAGATTATCTGAGAGTGCTAAGGTATTTGAAAATAGAGTAAAAGCATTAAAAAGCAACTTGTTTAATGCAATGAAAGAAACAGGAAAAACAAAATTCGCCACTAATTTATTTAGCTTTAGCATAGCAAAAAATGGTGGAAAGCAAGCATTAACAATAGATAGTGACGTGCCAGAAGAATACACAAAGACAGTAATAGAAAATGATACAGACAAAATAAGACAAGCATTAGAAAACGGAGAAAAATTATCTTTTGCTCATTTAGAGGCAAGAGGAGAAAGCTTGAGGATTAAGTAATATGGATTATCTAGATTTAATAGATTCAAACAATTTAGTTTATAGCAATTACGAAAAAATAATGAATAACAAAATTAAAAATGAAAGTGAGGAAAATTAATTATGAGTATGATTGTCAAGGAGAACGGTGGAATAGAAATACCATTATTAGAAGCAGGAGTTTATACAGCATATTCAAATGCTTTAGTTGATTTAGGAACGCAAAGAAGTGAAAAATTTCAAAAAGATGTAAGAAAATTTAGAATTATTTGGGTAATCTGTGGAGAAGAAGTGGAATTAAATGGAGAAAAATATCCAAGAACAATAAGCAAAGAATATAGCTTTAGTTTAGGAGAGAAAAGCACATTAAGGAAAGATTTGCAAGCTTGGAGAGGACAACCTTTTACAGCAGACGAGTTAACAGGTTTTGATTTAACAAATATTTTAAACAAAGCTTGCCAATTACAGATAATTGTAGAAGAAAAAGATGGAAAGCATTTTAACAATATAGCAGGAATAATGGCGTTACCAAAAGGAACATCAGTTGAAGTTCCAAAGACAGGATATGTCTTTGATACATATGAACCAGAAACATTTGCTTGTTATGAGAAATTACCAAAATTTATGCAAGAAAGAATAAAGCAATCAATTAATATTTCAGATGAATTAAGTACTTTTATTAAAGAATTTGATGAGTTTAAGGTAACTCAAACCAATAATACAGAGGATCAAAATAATGATAATGGAATAATAGCTCCAGATGATGACTTGCCATTCTAATTGAGGAGGCAGTTATGTGGAATGAAATAGAAGAAGCAATGAATGATTTGCAAAAAGCATTAAGCAACTATAAAGACTATCAAAAAGATTATGCAGTTAAGGAATATAATTATAGGACAGCACTATCTAAGGAGCTTGTAAGATTAAGAGCAGAAGGACAAGCAGTAACACATCTTGCAGATATAGCAAGAGGCAAGCCCGAAATAGCTAAATTAAGGTTTGAGCGAGATATTGCCGAAGGACTAGTAAATAGTGCTAGTGAAGGAATAAACTTCTATAAACTCAAAATAAGAGAGTTGGAAGCACAATATAACAGAGAATATGGTAATCCTCGACTTGGAATAGGAGGCTAAAATGTCTAAATCAATATTACAAGATAAAAAAGAGAGTTACTTAACAGGAGCAACATACAATTTAGAAGAACATCACATATTCTTTGGAACTGCTAATAGAAAGATAAGTGAAAAATATGGACTTAAAGTATGGCTAACATCAGAAGAACATAGAGGTACATACGGAGTTCATGGAAAATACGGAAAAGTATTAGATAAAAAGTTAAAAAGAGAAGCACAAAAGAAATTTGAAGAAAATCATACAAGAGAAGAATTTATAAGATTAATAGGTCGAAATTATTTATAAAGAAAGGAGGGCATAGAAATATAACTTATAAAATTCTTATAAGGTTTCTATGTCCTTATTTGTACGAAAGGAGAAACAATGAAAGATCCAGCATTCTTATTTTATAGTAACGATTTCCTTTCTGGAACTATGCTGATGAGTAATGAAGAAGTAGGTATATATATAAAATTACTATGTTTACAGCATCAGCAAGGGCATTTAAAAGAAGAAGATATGCTAAGTATTGGAGCAACTAAAAAAGTATTTAGTAAGTTCATAAAAGATGAAGAAGGTAACTACTACAATGAAAGATTAGAGTACGAAGCTAATAAAAGAAAAGCATATTCTGAGAGTAGAAAAAATAACCGAAAGAAGAAAGAAACATATGAAAAAGATATGTTGAACATATGTAATTCATATGAAGAACATATGGAAAATGAAAATATAAATAAAAATATAAATATAAATAAAAATAAAAATAGAGTTAATAGGGTTATAGGGGAAGAAGAGAAAGAAACAGAGATACTCGACAAATGGGAAATGCAGTTTAACGAGTTTTATGGACTATACCCTAGAAAAGTAAAAAAGCAAGATGTAAAGAAGTGGTTTCAAAAAAATAAACCATCGAATGAATTGTTTAGTTCTATGATGCATAGTTTGGAACAATTTAGGGCCAGTAAGGATTGGCAAAAAGATGGAGGACAATTTATCCCATATCCTTCTACTTGGTTAAATCAAAAGAGATGGGAAGATGAAGATATAGAAAAGAGAAAACCAATGTCAGCATTACAGAGAGCTTTTGAAGAAGGGAGATAAGATGACTAGACAAGAAATAGTAACGATATTGACATTGCTTGCGGGAAACTATGAAAGTTTTTCTAAAAGAACAGAAACAGATGAACAAGTAAAAGTAATGTTAGATACTTGGCAAGAATGTTTAGGCGATCTAGATTATAAGCTAGTTCTACAAGCAGTGAAGAAAACAATGATAGAGAGTCCATATCCTCCAACAATACACGACATAAGAAAAAATGCAATAGAGATGATAAATCCAAGTAATCAAAATTCTGCAATAGAAGCTTGGAATGAAGCATATTCAATGATTTGTAGTGGTGGATATATGACAGAAGAAGAGTTTGATAGGGCAAGCCCAGAAGTAAAGAAATTCTTTGGCAATGTAAGACAAGTAAAAGAGCTAGCTAGAACAGATATTGCGACAGTAAATACTGTGACAAAAGGGCAATTTTTAAAGCAATACGAAATAATAACGGAAAGACAAAAAGAACAAAGATTGTTGCCAGAAAATATGAGAGAGCAATTATTGAAATTACAAAGTAATTTTATAAAACAAATAGGAGATTAAAAGATATGTAAAGGAGTGAAAACAAATGAATACAATAACATATCAAACTAGACAAATGAGTCTAGATGACATACAAGATAAAGCAAAAATAAGATACATACAAATTCTGAACAGATTAGACAAGCCTAAAACAGCCAAAGAATTAGCAGTAGAATTGTTTGATTTAGGTTTTACAAACACAACAGAAAGAAATACTTGCGCACCAAGGCTGACAGAATTAGAGAAAATGGGATATGTAAAAGCAATAGACAAGAAAAAATGCGAATACACAGGAAAGAGCGTGGCAGTATATGAGAGAACAGAAAGAGGATTTATTGCAATAAATATGAATCATATTTCAAAAATAAATTAGGAGGAAGAATAGATGTTTGATTTTTTTAAAGGAATGATAGCAAAAGTAGGAATTAAATTAGTAAGTGATTTTACAGAAAAACTTATAGATTTTATAAAAGATGTGAAAGAAAACGCAGAAAATAGCAATAGTGATAATGGAAAAAATTTAGCACAAATAGGAAGTTCAGGAGATGGAGCACAAATAGGAAGTTCAGGAGATAGAGCACAAATAGGAAGTTCAGGATATAGAGCACAAATAGGAAGTTCAGGAGATTTAGCACAAATAGGAAGTTCAGGAGATTTAGCACAAATAGGAAGTTCAGGAGATGGAGCACAAATAGAGATTTCAGGAGATAATTCAGTTGGCTTCGCTTGTGGATATAAGTCGATGATAAAAGGAAAAAAAGGAACTTGGTTCTCACTTGCAGAATACAGAAAAGATGATAAGGGAATATGGGTTCCAGTATTTGCAAAATCTGCGCAAATAGGGAATAAAGACTATAAGGACTTTAATGGCAAGACATTAAAATCAAAGGTGTATTACATATTATGGAATAAAAAATTTTATCCAGTAGAAAATTATGATGGCTTGTGGACGATTAAATTATCAGAACATAAGAGGGAAGATATAACCATAATAAAAGCTATAGACATAGACAACATATATTATGACGATGAAATAAAGCCAATATATATTGCAAAAGAAAATAAATTATCAGCACACGGATATACAGTAAGAGAAGCAATAGAAGACTTAACATTAAAGAAACTAGACAATATAAATGCAGATGAAATAGTAAAGAAAATAAGAGAAACAGGAGTAGTTACAAGAAGTCAATACAGAGCAATAACAGGAGCGTGTTCATTTGGAACTAACAAGTTTTGTGAACAACATAACATACAAGATTTAGAAGAAATAAAGATTGAAAAATTAAGAAAAATTCTTGTAGATGATTATGGCGCAGAAAGATTTTGGAAATTAATAGACGGAGAATAGCCTATGAAACAACTAAAAAAGGACACACTCTGCTATTACTGCTTAGGTTGTAATAAACAAGAAAAAATAGATTATAAGCCAGTAATGAGATGTAAAGGATTTTGCGCAGGAATAGAAAATTGGCAAGAGTTATTAAGAAAGGAATTACAAAAGAAATGAGATATAAATTTGAAATATATGAAAAAGCAATAGGAAAAGAAAGACCTAGATATAGTGCTAAAACACATAGAATGTACACACCAACTAGGACAAGCACTTTTGAAGAGAAAGTAAAAAGTGCTTTCCTAGAAAAATACAACATAGAGATAGCCCCAACAGAAAAGTCATTAGAAGCAATAATTAAAGTATATTTTGAAATACCTAAAAGTTTCAACAAAAAGAAAAGAACTTCGTTGATGTATACTCCGTACGACAAAAGACCAGACTGCGATAATCTAGCCAAGTCAATATTAGATGCATTGAATGGGATAGCTTACAAAGATGACAAACAAATTACATATTTATCAATTGAAAAATTGTACGGAGAAGAAAATAAAATAGAAGTGGATTTGGAGGAAATATGCGAATACCAAAAATAATTAGCAGAGAACGGACACGAATACATATTTGTACAGCAATGTAACGATAACATTTATTTGTATAAAGAAATGTTGCATCGGATACAAAGAATGCTTCAGTAGAGATGAGTTAAAATCAGTTGAAAAGAGAAATAAAAGGGGGCGACCACCAAAGTATGAGCAAAAATAAAAGTGCTAGACAAGAACTAGAAAGACTATACGGCAAAGAATGTTTTATAGACAAATTACATTTAAGAGAAGAAACACAAAAAAGGTACACAGGAAAAGGTCAATTTAAGCGAATGAAACAGCTTACATATCATCACATAAAAATGAGAAAAGATGGAGGAAAGGCTACAATTGAAAACGGAGCGTTGTTATCAACAGAAAATCACGCGTGGTTCCATAAACAAACACCAGAAAAACAAGCAGAAATGAATAAAGCATTTCAACAATATAAGATGTCTATTGCTGTAATAACAACTGCAGGAGTACAGCAAGTAAAAGAAATTAAGTTTGATATGAGTGACTGCATAACAATACCATTAGAAAAAAATCGAGAAACAACTAAACAGCGTAGAGCAAGGGAAAAAAGAGAATTAAGAAAAGAAATGGAGGAAATAGAACTATGAATAAGAAAGACATTATAGATGCAATAGTAATAGCACTATTTATATTGATATTAGCAATATATGATGTGTATATAAGTGCAGACAACGAACTGAAGAGCAATAAAATAAATGAACTAACGAACAAAGTAGAGCAACAGACAGAGCTTATAGATGCTCTGCAACAATAGGAGGTTTATATGGAAGATAAAATTGAAGTAAATGAATATGTGAGAACAAAAGATGGAAAAATTGATAAAGTTATAAATTCTAATTTTTATATGAGTATATATGTAGAATGTGAAAAGGGACTTTGTTTAATAGAGAGCATAGTAAAACATAGCAAACAACTAATAGATTTAATAGAATGTGGAGACTATGTAAATGGAAGAAAAGTAAAACATATTGGTATGTTTGAAGGATTTCCAGATTATCCAAAATTAATATTTGTTGATGAAACACATTTAATACCAGACGATACTTGTGAAAATGAGGACATTAAAACAATACTAACAAAAGAAAGCTATATGGCTAATTGCTATAAAGTAGGAGGAGAAGATGAATAAATATAAAAAGGTAACTAAAGAAGAAGTCCTTGAAATGTTTTATAATTTACAAACTAAATTTTGGAAAGCAGGTTGTTGGGTAGAAGGAATTTCGACAGAATTTTTAGCACATAAAATGGGAACATCTACATACCAGATAAGAAAAGCCTATAAGCAATTAGCAAAAGAAGGACACATAAAATTAGAGAAAGTTCCAACTGCTTTTGAGGAATATGATAATGGTTTATATTGTGAATCAATTCCATATTTATTTTGCAATGTTTATACTTTAACCAATAAAACTAGGGACAAATTTGAAAATTTAGGAGGAGGAGAATAGATATGCTAAGAATTTTTTTTCAATATATATATTTATTAAATAAAATTAGAAAATCAAAAATGAAAGGATATGAAGGAATCCAAGTTCTTTTAATATACCCAATAAATAAAAAAAGATTAGAGGAAAATGGTTACTCTGTATATGAACCAAATTTATTTAGAAATTATTATGTGATAAGGTGGGTAGATTAGATATGTTAAAAAGATATTGTGATATATGTAAAGTTGAATTAGATAAAGATGAAGAAGTAAAAGAAGTTAAATTGCCTAATAAGAATTTAAAAGTATGTATAAGTTGTTTGAAGGCATTAGAACAACACATAAAAACTGAAAGTAATAATTTTAAAATCGAAACTATTAGATATGAAAAAGGCTATGCAGACAAATGGGAGGAGATATGTTAAAAAATAAGATGTGTTATACGATTTAATCAAAGCAAATTTAGTGGTAAAGGAGTAAATAAGAGATGAAGTGGAAAAAAGAAAAGCCTATTAAAGGTGGATTCGGAGGATGTTTACATTGTGGTTACCAATATGATATTGCACCAGAAGAAATGCTGATAGCGGTAGGATTTGGAGTTGCAACAGTAACTAAAAACGGAAAAGAAATTTATAATGAAAATTCAATAAAAAATGAAAGTGATTTATGGACTCTTAAGGAAGCTGAGGAAGAAGCATTAAAAGATGAAGATATGATTGGAGAATACATTTAGTTGCACCATTAAGTGAAAGACACTATCAAAGGCAAGATAAAAACAAGTGGGTACTTTATGAAAAAGGTCAAGGATTTGCATAGAAAAATTAGAGAGGAGTAAATGAGATATGAGAAAAATAATTCAAACAATAAAACTTAGAAAACTAAAAACAGAATTTAATAAAGAAATTATTGAGGCTCAAAATGAAAACGAATTTTTAGTGTGGTTTAAAGATGGTACTTGTAAAGAAGTTAATTTTAAAGATGATTTAATAAATATATTAAGTAAAGACCACATAAAGCCAATAAAATATATATTTAGTATGGCAGATAGAATTATAGTTGATAGAGACATATTAATAAATCAAGAAGGAGGTGTTTTAAGTGAAAGAAAAGACGAAAGATGAAAAAATATATTTTAAGTGTCCAAAATGCAAAAAAATAATCGAAAGGTCGAAGGATAACCCTTTTATAAAATGGAAATTTTTACATTTATTTTGTGAGAGTTATTGCGAAAAACATGGAGAAGAAGTATTGATGAGGAGGTGTTTTAAGTGAAAGAAAATAGTATAGAGAAAAAATTAGAAAATATACAAAATGTAAACCTTATAACTTTATTAAGGCAATTTAAAAAAGAAGGGGTACAAAATTTTATAGTATTAAGAAGAAGTAATTTTGATGAAATTTTATCAGATTATAAAAGAGTATTAAAAGAGAATGAAATATATAAGAAAAATTCTGAAATTATGTCAAAAGAAAATTTAAGTACAGCAAAACAATTAAAAGTAGAAATAAAAGAAAATTTTAGGTTGAAAAATCAATTAGAAAATAATCGAAAAGAATATCAAGAAACATATAAAGATGTTAGAGAAGAATTGAAAGAGCTGAAAAAAGAGAATGAAGAATTAAAAATAATAAAATCTGCAATACAAACATTACAAATAAATTCGCTTGAAGAAGAAAAGTATATTGTAATATCAAAGGGTAGTTTTTTAGGCGGAAGTTACAAGCATTTATTAGATGATTATATTCCAGTTCAAAAAGTAAAAGACATAATAGACAGAATTGATTACGATATAAAAAAGACCAAAGAAATAATATCTAACAATTCGAATATTTATACAAGTGACCGAAGAAATGATTATCAAATAGTAAGATTAAGAGCAATGAACACAAAATCTTTAGATATAAAAAAGAGATTACAAGAATTACTAGAAAGTGAGGAATAACAATGCCAGAAAAAGAAACAAGAGAACAAAAATATAGAAGAATAAATGATTTATATAATAAATTCTCGTTCTTATTCTTTCAGACTACTCATGAAGCTGGATGGCAAGACGAACTAAATAGTACTATTGTAGAACTTAGACGAGAATTAAGAAATTTTTAAGGAGGAAACGAATGAACAGAGAAGATTTGAAGAGCTACAGACATAATCAAGAATGGATTAAAGGAAGAATAGAGTATATAGAACAGTATAAAGCAAGCATAAATAGACTAAACAGTGTGTTGTCAGATATGCCGAAAGGAAGTAGAGAAGTTCAAGATAGTGAAGCGGAAAAATTAGCAGTATTAATGGACAGCATAAATGATTTGCTCGATAAAGTAAACGAAGTAAATAAAAGACAAACACAGATTTTAGAACAATTAGACAAGGTAAAACAACCATATAAAAATATACTAGATAAATATTATATACAAGGAAAAAGTTTAGTAGTTATTGCAGCAGAAATGGGTTACAACTATGAACATATAAAAAGATTGCACGGAATAGCTTTAAATATTTTTGATAAAATACAATAATGCTACCAAATGCTACTGAATGCTACCACAAAAAGTGCTATAATAGTATCGTGGATACATAAGTAAGACTATATAAACAGAAAAGAGCTAACAAAAAGTTAGCTCTTTCGACGTATTTCGACAACATTTACAAAATAAATCATATATAATATCTCTGAGAAAGGGGGTGTTATGTATGAGAAAGTGCGATGTTTGTGGAAAAAATAAAGCTGTATATGAAGTATATGGAACAAATAAAAAAATATGTAATGATTGCAAGGGAAATTTTTTTGTCTGTCCTGGATGCGGAACCATATACGAGCAAAACGACTATGAAAATGGTGACAATAATGGATTTTGCAGAAGAAAATGTGCTAATAAAGGATAAAAACAAAGAGCTTATCAAAAGATAGGCTCTATTATTTATGCTATTAACTAATACTAGATAAAGTTAATATATATGTTGCTACTAGGCAATTCTCCTTTAAGAATATATAAAAGGCAATTCTAGTTAAGCCTTTAGATGTACAGTAAACAGTGATATAACATAGAATGCAGATTGACAATATAAGTCGATTAATTTTAGATTGCAATATTCTATAACTATATCATTGTTTAGTGTGTATTAAATAACGAAAGAGGTGTTGTTATGACTAACGAAGAAAGATATGAAAAGTATATAGACGAGAATTGCAAATATTGCAAGAATAGATGTAATAATGAAGATCTATGTGAAATACGAATATTTGTATGTAATGATATCATAACAACAAAATGTGTGTATTATGAAAGAGAAAATTAATTACGAAAACTGTATGAAATATAAGTGTGAACAATGCAAATACAATGTACAATGTGAAAAGGAAGAGAAAAGATATGAAATTCAAAATAAATGGGAACATAGATAAGTGTTATTGAGAGACAAAGATAAAGACAAACAAAGTAGGTGAGCGAGGTGGCAAAGTATGATTGGAAGCAGTTAGAAAAAGATTATATATTAGGTGATTATAAATCAGTAAGTAGCTTCTTAAAAGATAAAGGAATAAAACAAAATGGAAGTACCAAAAAGAGTACAAAAGGATGGAAAGAAAAAAAGGTACTAAAAGAGGACAAAAAAAGTACTAAAGTAATAGAAAAAGTACTTGAAAAGGAATCAGAAAAAGAAGCTAATAAAATAATAAAAGTAAAAGATGTAGCAAATGATTTATTAAGTAAAATAGTACAAGCCAATAATGAACTTAATATGCATATAGCAAGAAACAAGAAAAAGACAAAAACAGTAGAATATGACTATAAATGCAATAAGCCAAGCAGAGAAGTAATAAACGAAGAGGAAGAAATAAAATCATATATAGACATTATAGATAGAAAAGGACTAAAAGAACTCACATCTGCACTAAAAGATTTGAATGATATATTAGACCCTAAAGAGGATGATGAAGAAGAAGACAATTCATTTATAGAGGCATTAAATAATAAGACGGAGGACATTTGGAGTGAAGAAGAGAAACAAAGCTAATTTCAAATGGAAGCCGATGTCTAATAAACAACAAAAAGTATTTACTTGGTGGAATGACAATTCTCCAATGAAAGATAAAGACGGAATAATAGCAGATGGAGCAGTAAGAAGCGGTAAGACTGTTAGCATGGCACCAAGTTTTGTAATGTGGGCTATGGAAAAATATGACGAATGTGACTTTGCCATATGTGGAAAAACAATCGGTTCATTGAATAGAAATGTAATAAACACATTAAAGAAACAACTACATTCTTTAAAATATAAATATGAACATAAAAGAAGTGAAAATCTAATAATAGTTAGTAAAAATGGTAAGACTAACTATTTTTATTTATTTGGAGGAAAAGATGAAGCAAGCCAAGATTTAATTCAAGGTATGACATTAGCTGGAATATTCTTTGACGAAGTAGCTTTAATGCCACAATCATTTGTAGAGCAAGGTATAGCAAGATTAAGCGTAGAAGGTGCAAAGTTCTGGTTTAATTGTAATCCTAAGAATCCAAACCATTGGTTTAAATTGGAGTACATAGATAAGATTAAAGAGAAGAATATCCTATATTTACATTTTACTATGGATGACAATTTAACATTGTCTGAAGCTGTCAAAGAAAGATATAAGAGAATGTTTGTAGGAGTATTCTACAAGAGGAATATTCTTGGATTGTGGGTAACAGCAGAAGGCTCTATTTATACTGTTTATAGTGATAACAAAGAAGCTTATTATACAGAAAGTCCTGATTTTGACACCATTCAAATTGGAATAGATTTTGGTGGAAATGGCTCAGCACATACATTTGTTGCAAGCGGAATAAAGAATAATTATTCAAAGCTTACAGCATTAATGTCTGAAAGAATAGAAGCAACAGGTATGACACCTCAACAGTTATATAAAGCTATAGATCTGTTTATTGAGAGAGTTCAAAACAAATATGGACAAGTTAGTACAATATATCCAGATAGCGCAGAACAAACACTAATAAATGGAATAAAAACAATGGTGTCAATTAAATATCCACACATAACTATTAGGAACAGTATAAAGAACGAAATAATTGATAGAATTAGATGCACGACAAGTTTAATGGCAAGTTTCAGGTTCTTTATGACACACGATTGCAAAACGTTAGAATTAGCTTTTGAAAATGCAGTATATAGTGATAAGCCAAAAGAGCAAGGAAAAGATGAGAGACTAGACGATGGCACATCTGATATAGACACACTAGATGCATTTGAATACAGCTGGGAAAAATATTTAAGACAGTATAGCAGAGTTGCATAGGAGGGCACAATGTTTGAAAGAATAGTAAATTTTATTAAAGGAGCAATAAATAAGATGTTTAATACAACAGACATAGCAAAAGATTTTAATATAGATATATCGACAAGCGATGAAGTATTGTCTGCTATCGAAAGATGGTCAAACATATACAACGGTAGAGCACCTTGGCTAAATGAAGAGGTTAAGTCACTTCATGTTGCGAAGACAATATGTGAGAAAGTTGCAAAGGCTGTAACAATAGAACTTAAAACAAAAGTTGATGATAAAGAAATAGATAAGATATATCAGAGATTCATTAAAAATATAAGAACTAATACAGAATACGCTCTAGGAAAAGGTGGAATGTTTTTTAAACCGTTTTATAGTAATGGAAAATTTAAGATTAGTTGTATTCAAGCAGATAAATTTATACCTACTAAATTTGATAGCACTGGCGAATTGCTAGGCGCTATTTTTATTGACCAAATTACTAGAGGAAAAGATGTTTATACTAGACTTGAATATCAGGAATTAAATGATACAACACTTATAGTCAAGAACAAAGCATATAAAACTACAGTACATAATTCTAATATATTAGGCAATCAAATAGCACTTTCACAAGTACAAGATTGGGCTAATATTCAAGAAGAAATACAAATAAATGATGTTAACAGATTATTGGGTGGGTATTTCAAAATACCTATTGCGAACCCAGTCGATAATACTAGTCCAGTCGGAGTTGCAATATTTGCAAATGCAATTGGCACATTAGAAGAAATAGATAAACAATTTAGTAGAACTTTATGGGAATATGAAGGTTCTGAACTTGCAATTGATGTTGATGCAACAGCATTTATGAAAGATGAAAATGGCAATGATAAATTACCACAAGGCAAAAATAGATTGTATCGAAAACTTGATTTTGGGGACGAAAAAATATGGAATGTATTTAGCCCACCAATAAGAGATACAGCACTATTCAATGGATTGAATGAATGGCTAAGACAATGTGAAAGCCAATGTGGATTAGCATTTGGAACTATTTCAAAAATAGAAAATATAGAAAAAACAGCTACTGAAATAAAATCAAGTAAGCAAGATTACTATGTAACGGTTTCAGACATACAAGGAGCATTGCAAACAGCATTAGAAGATTTGATTTATAGCATTGATGTTTTGATGAGCTTATATGGTATAAAACACAAAGTAGGAGCAACAGCAAGTTTTGATTGGGACGACAGCATTCTGGTTGATAGTGAAAAGAAACAATCACAAGCCTTAGTTGAAAGAAATGCAAAATTGATAGATGACATAGAATACTTTGTACAAACAAGAGATTATTCAGAAGAAGAGGCAACAGAGTATGTGAATAAAATACGAGAACGAAGCAAAGAACAAATACCAAATGAAGAACTAGAGGAATAGTTTATGTTAGAAGATAAAATACAAAGTGCAATCAAACCTATTTTAAGTATATATTCTAAAATAGAATTAGAGCTAATAGAAAAAATTGCAGAGCATTTTAAAATAAATGAAGAATTTATTAATAGCGATTATTGGTATTTTGAAAAACTAAAAGAACTTGGAGGCCTAAACAATGAAACATTAAAGCTATTAGAAGAATATACAGGGAAAACAAGGCAAGAATTATTAAAAGCAATGAAAAATATAGGCATAAGTTCTATACCTGTTGACCAATTAAATATAGCAACACAAAAAAATGCTTTATTGAATCCAGAAGCAATAATAAATAGTGTAAATATACAAAATATAATACAATATAGTTATGATGAAATAGAAAAATCTTTTCTAAATTTAAACAAAACTATACAAGAACAAGTAAGAAAAACGTACACGGATATAATAACAGAAACATATATAAAAACAAATGCTGGAGTATGTAGTTACCAAGAAGCAATATTAGAGAGTTTAGACAAGCTAGGAGATAAAGGAATATCTATACTTACCTATCAAGATAAAAATGGCAAAATAAAGAATTATGACGTTGTAGGAACAGTAAGAAGAGATTTGTTAGTTGCAACGAGAGGTTTGGCCGGTAAAGTAAACGAAGAAGTAATAAAGGAAAGTGGCAATCACATTGTAAGAGTTACTAATCACTTTGGAGCTAGAACTGGAGATGGAGGAGAAGATTATACAAATCATGCATGGTGGCAAGAACTTCAATTCTTCTGCTGGGATTATGATGGAAAGGCCACAGAAGAAGAAAAGAAACTTCCTGATTTCATGAAACATTGTAATTATGGAGATGTTCAAGGTATAGTAGGTATCAACTGCAAACATTTATTTACAGTGTGGTATGGTTCAACTAAAAAAGAAGATTTAGGATTTACTTACGATGAAAACAAGGAAGAATATGAAAAATCACAGAAACAAAGATATTTGGAAAACGGCATTCGTAAGTGGAAAAGAAAACAAGTGATTGCAAACAAAATACAAGACGAAGAAGGCTATAAAAAGTCAAGTATAAAAACTAAAGAATGGCAAGATAAATTAAATACATTTACAGAAGAAAACAAATTAAAGAGAGATTATACAAGAGAACATATAAAAGGATATAAAGATGTAAAAATAAAAAATGAGGATAACAAATATATAGATATAACCGAAGAAACTTTAAGTAAAGGTAAACAAAAATATAAATTAACAGAACAGCAATATTATATTGATGAAGATGGGAATAGGTATAATGTAGATAATAAATATGTAATATTAAAGCCAACCGAAAGAGAAAAAGAAATAGCTAATATGTTAGGAGAGCTATATGGTGGAAAAATAAAAATAATACCAAGAGTGAATGAGCCTAAAAACATAAAAACACCTGATTACATAGTAAAAAATAGAAGATATGATCTAAAACAAATTAGTGGCAATGGAAAATATGTAATACAAGGAAACCTAAAAGGAAAACAAAAACAAGCTGATAACTTTGTCATAGATATAACAAAATCAGAAATGAGCATAGATGAAGCTATTAGACAAATAGAGAATATTTATAATTCAAAACATTTCTTGTGGCTAGATAGAATAATTTTGCTTAAAGATAAAGAGTTTTTAAAGATATTTAAGAGAAAATAGAAAGAAGTCAACTGCGAACCTAGAGGTTCTCAACTGACTTCTTTTAATAATATTATTAACTTAATTATACTATAAATTAGGATAATAATCAATAGTTTATTCAAGAAATTGTAAAATATTCATTGTCCGAAATGACGATAAACTATAAATAAGATAATTAGTAGACTTTCAAATATGAAGGTCTATTATTTATATCCAAAATCGACTATATGCAGGTCGTGAACAAGTGCATAACTACACCGTGATGAAAAACACGTAAAAGTTCGTAGTAGGAGAAAGGAATAATATGAAAAGAAAATTTTTAGAGGATTTAGGACTTGAAACAGATACCATTGAAAAAATAATGGCAGAAGCAGGGAAAGATGTTACATCTTTAAAGGCAAGAGTAGATGACTTAACAGAACAAATAAATGTTAAAGACACTACTATTTCAGAAAAGAATAACAAAATAGCTGAACTTGAAAAAGTAGACGTCGAAGCTATTAAGAATGCTGAGTATGAAAGAGGCAAGACAGAAGGTTCTAAAGAAATTGAAATTTTCAAGAAACAAAATGCTTTAGACAAAGCTTTATCTAAGTATAAAGCCAAAGATACTAGTATTTTAAGTAAAATGCTAGATATGGAAAAGGTTAAATATAATGACAAATTTGAAATCGTAGAAGGATTAGAGGACCAAATAAACTCTATCAAAGAAAGTCACGATTATTTATTTGACAATGATAAAACCTTACCAACATTTTCAGGACCTACTCCAGGTCCACAAAGTAAAGTAAGTGGAGACCCAAATCAAATGGACTACAACACATACAAACAATGGAGAAAACAAAATAATTAAAAAGAAAGAGGAATGAAATATGGGAAATCAAATATTAACACCACAAATAATTGCAAATGAAGCATTAATGGTATTGGAATCAAATTTAACTATGGCTAATTTAGTTCATAGAGATTATTCAAAGGAGTTCGTACAAGTAGGCGATACTATAACAGTAAGAAAACCAAGCAAATTTGTTGCTAAGAACTTTATAGGAGAAACAGAGGAGCAAAACTTATCAGAAGGTTCTGTTCCTGTTAAACTAGACAGATATAGAGACGTTACAATTCCTGTAACATCAAAAGAAATGACATTAGACATAAAAGACTTTAGTGAGCAAGTAATAACGCCAGCATTAAGTGCAATCGCTCAAGCTGTAGATGTTGACTTGTTAACAGTAGGAATTGAAAAAGCTGGTTCTAAAGTATCTGTATCAGCAACACCAGTTATAGGAGATATTGCTAATGTTGCAAAAGCATTAGATAAAAAGAAAGCCCCAAGAGATAACAATAGAAATCTAGTTTTATCTGTAGATACTTTATATAAATACAATACTTTAGATAACTTTGCTAAAGCATGTTACAAAGGAGATAGTGAAGCTCTAAAAGAAGCTGAAATCGGAAAAGTGTATACAATGAACTCATTTATGAGTCAAAATACACCAGAAAATGCTTCAGCAACAGCTGGAACTGCTACTGCTTACAAAGTAAAATGCACAAAAGGTGCTACTCAATTTACTGTATCAGATGGTAGTGCAAAAGCTGGCACAATTAAAGCAGGAGACAAGTTAATTGTAAATGGTTACTTGTTTGAAGTAGCAGAAGACGTTACTTTAGCAGAGGGTGCAGGAACACTAAAAGTAACTGAAAAAATACCATTTGCAATTGAAACACCTGTAAGTGCAATGCTTATAAATAAAGCTCACTCTTTAGGCTTCCATAGAAATGGACTAGCTTTAGTAACTAGACAACTAGAATTACCACAAGGAGCAGCTAAAGCAGCGATTGCTTCAGCAAACGGATTAGCTGTTAGAGTTGTATTCGATTACGATTCTAAAACAAAAACTGACAAAGTTTCTTTTGACATTATCTATGGTGTAAAAGACTTAGACGATGATTTATTAGTAGACTTTGCATAGAAAGGATATAAGGGCATGACAAATTATACTGATTATAGTTTTTATAAAAACACATATAAGGGCAACATGCCCGAAATTGATTTTAATAAAATAATAGCAAGAGCAAGTTACGAAGTACAAAAAAACATCTTTAATAGAGATATAAAAGGCTACGAAGATGAAGTACAAATGGCAACTTGCTCCGTTGCTGATATATTATTTAAAATCGAGCAATTAGAGAATAAAAAAGATGCAATATTATCAAATAAATGTCTAAAGAGTGAAAGTGTTGGAGATTATTCAAGAACATTTGAAACTTTAGGTATAGATAATATTGATATAGAAATTTCTAACCAAAAAGAGAAAATTAAGGAAGAATTAAAAAGATACTTATTATGCACAGGCTTATTGTATAGAGGTGTTTAGTATGGAAGATATGTTTGATAAAGATATAAGTGTAATAAATAAATATATTGATAAAGAACACAAAACACAATATAAGGTAAGCTTTGTAAAAGGATTTTGGAGTTCTAATGATGGGATATCTATAAATGGTACCCAACTAACTAAAAATGATGGGTTATCTGCAAGAATACTAATAAATGATGGTAGAAATGAAATATATCAAAAGCCAGATGACTTTAAAAGAGAGCAGAAAACATGGACGTTACAAAATGATGATTACCTAGTAAAAGGCAAGGTAGAAAATTTTACTACTATAACTAAATTACTAGAAGATTATCAAGAAGTAATAAAAATTACGAATATTGCTATTAAAGATTATGGTTCAGAAGATATGTGGCACTTTTCTATAACAGGATCTTAATATGAAAGTAGATTATATAGTAGCTTTTAGTGGTATTCAAAAACAACAAATAATAGACAAATATGGTCTTGAAGGTGGAAGAACACAGAAAGTTATTGATAGTTCATTTATGGGATATATGGACAAGTATATGCCTATGGATAGTGGACAAATGATAACAAATATGTATTCATCTACAAAAGTAGGCTCTGGCGAGATAAATATAAATACACCTGATGCACATTATCAACACGAAGGCGAGAAATATGTTGACCCTAAATATAAAATAGGAGCTTTCCACGACCCAGTGAGTGGGAGATATTGGAGTAGACCTGGAATTAAGAAAGTTCCGAGTGGACAAAAACTTAATTACCATGGGGGAGCATTAAGAGGAGACCACTTCGTAGAACGTATGTTGTCGGACCATTTTGAAGACATACTAAATGCAGGTCAAAAGGAGATAAATAAATGAGTAAAGCAATGATTGATATAGTAAGAGATTATATTAGTAAATGTCCTTACTTAAAAGAATATGCTGAATTAAATGTAGAATACTTAACTGATAATGTGGAGACTTATTCAATAAATGAGAATGCTGGATACGATCCAGTAATTCAAAGATATATGATAGGTGCTGATTATCAGTTTCTATTTACTTTTGATAGTAAACTTCATTGGAACGAAGATATCCAAAACAATATAGATAATTCAAAGTTCTTCGAGAACTTTAAAAATTGGTTAGAAAAAAATAATAATAATAAAATGTATCCTGAAATAGAAGGAATATATGAAATTGGAGCGACGACAAATGGTTATATATTTGCTACAAATGCAAACGAGGCTATTTACCGAATCCAATGCTATTTAAAATATTACAAGGAGGATTAAATATGGCAACTAAGAAAAAAACAGTCGCAAATGAAACTCCAAATAAAATTAGTTTATTAAATTTAGAAAGTGAGGAAAAAACAATGGCTGATACAGAAGTAAAATTAGAGAGATTAAATAATATGGCTAAAGTCAATTTTTTAAACACAACACCAACTGGAACAAGCAAGACTTGGTCAATTCTTGGAAAAGGTATTACTTCCAAAGAGAACAGTTATGGGGCTAAAACAACAGACGAACATTGGATAATTGAGGACAACGAAAGACATTCTGTTGATGGTTATGCTCTAGGTTCTGATATAGAACAAATAGCTCTTAAAGGAGATCCAGTATTTACATATATTGATGATTTAATGTTCAAAATGAAAAAAGGAACAGACTTAGAAACAGAATTATTAGAAGTATTTAAGTATAGAGTAACTGATGCAGAATCTGCACCAAAATATGATGCAAGACTGTTTAAATGTTTAATAGTTCCTGACACAGATACACTAGAAGGTGGAACTGCATTAAAAATAAAATACAAAATTCAAATACAAGGGGATCCAACATTTGGAACAGTTACATTTACAAGTGGAGCGCCAACATTTACAGAGGCAACAGCATAGACAATGTAAAGTTTTGTCGAATTTTGTCGATGAAAAGTACCTTCTAACATATTGATTTTTGTCGATTTGTGTAATATACTGTCCTTAAATAAAAAAAGGAGGTGTATTTATGGAAAAAACAAGAAAAAGTGGATTTGGAACAGCAAGTTTAGTATTAGGAATCATTGCAATTTGTTTTTCATTTATTCCGGTTATTAGTTATTTTTCGTTTATTTTGGGGATACTAGCAATAGTATTTTCGGTTGTTTCGTTATGTAAGAAAGCTAGTAAAGGATTAGCAGTTGCAGGATTAATATTATCAATAATTGCTGTAATTATGGCTTACAGTATGCATCAAGGTATAAAAAATGTTGCAAAAGAGGTAAGCGGAGCACTAAACGAACTTTCTAATATTACAATAGAAGAAAATATCCAGGATGAAAAAGCAACATTGAAAAAGTTCAATAAAATCTCAACAGGAATGACATATCAAGAAGTAGTCGATATTATGGGAGAAGAAGGTATACTATCAACAGAAAGTTCATACGGTTCACAAACAATGCAAGTATATAGTTGGAGTGCTTCGAATGGAATAAGTAATGCAACCGTATCATTTATGAATGGTAAAGTTAGCGGAAAAAGTCAAATAGGACTAAAATAAGAAACAAAAACACTTACTTAAATGTAGGTGTTTTTATTGTATAAAAAAAGATAATGTAACTATGAACACATTACCTAAGTGATAAAATTTATTTTTGATAGATATATTATATCACACTAAGACTGTTTTTTCAATATTGAGAAAATCAGTCTTTTTTATTATGGAGGAAATATGGAAAATATTAGATTAAAAAAAGACAATATTTTTAGAGTAGGAATACAAGATCAAGACGGGAATGATACAGGCAATATTCTTGAATTTGACTTGGAAGATTTAGAACTTCCTTTCAAAGCACAAGAAGCAGAATATCAACATAAAAAGAATACAGAGAAATTAAAAGCAGATTTTGTTTTAGCGGATAAAAAGCCGGAGAAAAAAGGTAAGAAATTAATGAGCTCTAGAGAAGAAGAAAAGTTAAGAGCGTTACGAGAATTTTATTCTCAGGAAGAAAAAGCTCTTGACTTATTTTTAGGAGAAGGTGGAACACGCAAACTTTTAAATGGGAGAAAACCTTATTATGAGATGTTTGATGACATTCTAGAATATTTAGAGCCTATTGTTCCTAAATTAGAGTTACACAAAGAAGATATTGTTGAGAAGATAAAGAAAAAATACAGTTCAAAAAAAGAGGATAATGTAATTGAATAATCCAGAGTTTGTTAAGATAAAAAATAAGAAATATAAGATAAACACAGATTTTAGAGTAGCAATAGAATGTAACGAAATATCGTTAAGTGACAATATAAATAGTTACGAAAAATCTCTTGCAATTATTTATTTACTGTTTGGAGAGATTGGATTAAACGATACTGATAATTATGAACAACTATTAAAATTAGCTTACAAATATCTTAATTGTGGGATTGAACAAACAGGTTATGAAGAAGAACCTGATATGGATTTTGTCAAAGACAAAAAACTCATAGAAAGTAGTTTTAAGTATGATTATGGATATAATCCTTATCAAATGAAATATTTACATTGGTGGGACTTCTACAATGATGTATGCAATTTATCAAACAGTGAATTTGGTAGTTGTTGTGTATTAAGCAGAGTTCGAACTCTAAGAACTTATGATACATCTCAAATTAAAGACATTGCAACAAGAGAAAAAATAGAAAGAGCAAAAGAACAAGTTGCTCTAAGGAAAGTTATAGATAACAGAACTGACGAACAAAGAAGATTAGACGAACTCTTCGAGAAACAATTGAGAGGAGAGTGATAATATGGTAGATGGATATCTTAAAATAAAAACAAGATTAGATAATAGCGAAGTAGATGCAGATGTATCAGAACTAGAAGACAAACTAAAAGGAATGAAAATAGACAATCAACTTGAAGATTTAGAAAAACAGTTAGATTTAGCAGGAAAAGAAGTTGAAATAAAATTAACAGCAAAAAATGAAGCAGAACAAGAATTAACAAATACAGCTCAAAAGGTTACTGAATTAACGAATTTATATGAAGAATTGAAACAAAAGAAACAACAGTACGACTCGATAGTATCTAGACTTCAAGAAGGAGAACATTTAACTGAGAGTGGAACTCAAGTATACAAAAATCTGGAACAGCAAGTAAGTCAAATGGAAAGTATTAGACAAGAAGCATTAAACTTGATAAATTATTATGAAAGAATGCAAAAGCAGGTCCAAAAAACTAATACGGAATATGATAAATCACTCAATAAAGTAACGAAACTAAAAAATAAAATAGATGAAATAAATTTAAAGAAAAATATAAACGAAAGTAAGCAATTAAGTGAGAATATAGAAGAAACAACTGGATCATCTAATAAGTTTGGCAAAACGTTAGATAGCTCATTAAGAAAAATAGGACGAATGGTATTAGGAATATTTAGCATCAGAAGTGCTTACGGTGCTCTTCAAAGAGCCTCTAGTACATTAGCACAATACGATAAAAAATATGCAAGTAATTTAGAATATATTAGATATATATTAGCTCAAACTCTTGCACCTGTTCTTCAATGGGTATTAGGACTAGTCGAAAAATTATTAGGATACATCAATTATTTGGCGAAAGCTTGGTTTAATGTATCGTTATTTAGTAAAAGTAGTGCCAAAAATTTTATGGATGCGCAAAAAAGTACATCTAAAATGAAAAAAGATTTACAATCAACAGGCTTCGACGAACAGACAGTATTACAAGATACGTCGGATACAGGAGCTAGCGGAGGAATAGCAATGCCAACGCTTGACTTTGAAAATGTTGAAATTCCAGAATGGCTAGTAAAATTCAAAGAATTTTGCCAACCTGTGATCGATTTTTTTAATAAGATTATAGAAAAATACGGACCAGTTAAAGGTGGAATAATAGCTATTGTTGGTGCCCTTGCGGGACTTTTTATTTTAAAAGGTATAATAAGCTTAATAAAAAATTTGGGGAAAGCTACTGTAGGAATTAGTGCAGACTTTACTGGATTCCTTAATTCATTAGGGAAAGCAACTGAAATCATTGCAGTGTTGGGAGGTTTAGCACTTGTAATTACTTCTATAACAGGACTAATAGATACATTTTCACAAAGCGGGATGACTTTAGGAGAAACTGCTGGTTTACTAGGAATCGTATTGGGAGAATTAGTAGTAACTTTTATATTGCTTGCTGGAGCAATGCAATTACTGACATCATCATGGCAATCGATAGCAGGAGCAATCGTAATATTTGGAGGTCTAGCGTTAGTATTAGTAACTGTTACAAATTTGATTGATACATTCTCAAAAAGTGGAATAACACTAAATGATGTAATAGGTTTAATGGCGACTATTCTAATAAGTGTCGTAGCTTTGATGGGAGCTGTTGCTTTGTTAGGACCAGCAATGACAGCGGGATTAGTGCCTTTTGTTGTGGTAATAACTGGAATAAGTGTACTTTTGGCTGTAGTGGCAGCAACATTACCGACAATATTAGATGCTTGTGCTAAATTTATGAACGATACAGCACCAGTAATCATAGCGTTAATAATTACAATGAATGAATGTTTAAATAATACAATCAGAATATTAGGAGAGGTTTTACCACCTATTATTAAGTCGATAGGTTCTTTATTTAATTCAATATTCAACGGAATATCTAATGTTGTTACAAGTGTAGGAAATACCGTCTCTAAAATTGTGACTTCTATGGGAAATGCTGTTGTGTCAATATTTGAGGCAATAAGAAGAATTATTCAACAGGTCGGAGATACAATAACTCAAGTTGCTACTAGCATAATTTGGTTTATAAATGCTCTAGGACCAGCAATTAATAATTTTGTTGATAACACGATAGTAGCGATTACAAAATTAGTAAATTTCGTGGTTAGTGCTGTTGAATATTTAGTTAATACTGCCTTAGGAGGACTAAACGGAGTTATATCAACAATAAACAAAGTTCCAGGAGTGAACTTCCCTAGGATCAATTCTGTGTACATACCTAGATTTAGACCTAGATTAGCAACTGGTGGTATAGTAAATATGCCAGGAAGAGGAGTTGATATAGGAGGAGCAATAGCAGGAGAAGCAGGAAAAGAAGGAGTACTTCCACTAACAAATCCACAAGCTATGTCAGAATTAGGAAGAGAAATAGGAAAATGGATAAATGTCAACAATGTTTTAAATAATTATATGGATGGAAGACTAATTCAAAGAAGCATGAATAAAAGAAATCAAGAATTAGCTTTTGCTACTAATGGGAGGTAATTATGCTAATAGATAAAGATAGTTTAGAAATTGACGGAATAAAAATGGCTCAATATTTAACAGAAGCAAAATTCGGGTATCATAAAATATGGGGTAAAGATACTGGAAGGTCTTTATCTGGCGACAATTCTGGAACACTTAAGGGCATATACCCTAAAATAACAATGACATTTAGAAGAATGAATGATGAAGAGGTAGGCGTAATCCTATCTCTTTTTAATAAGGCTGAGAACAAAGTAACATTTTATAATCCTGATATAAAGAAAAAAATAATAAATATGTCGTGTTATTCTAATGATCAAGAATATTCACAAAAATATCTAGGAAAAATAGAAGGCTATAGTAGTGCAGTGATATCAAATAAAAAAAGGGAGTATTATGAATGATAAATGTAGATGATAATTTTAAAATTGATATACGAACTTATGGTAGACAATTTGATGTAAAGCTAAAAGCCAATAATGAAGATTTAAGTGAGGACGACTTGAATTATATCAAGCCGTCTTTCAATACTTCATTGTTTAAAACGATTATGCATCAAATTGAAATAGATTCTAATGTATACATACCAAACAAAACGAAAATAACTGGAAAGATTGGCGTCAAAGTAAACGAAAAAACTTATAACTACATAGACTTGAATACTTACTATGTTAAAAGCTGTGAAAGGCAAGAAGATACTAATTCGTATAGGATTTTAGCCTACACTAAAATGCAAGAGGCAATGATAGACAACGAATTAACTCTTACAGATAAACTTACTGTTAGAAACTACCTAATTGCGATATGTCAAAAATTAAACTGGAATACAACTAACATACCAGAAGCCTTTATAAATTCAAATCAATTAGTAGATCCGATTTTGCATGAAGGTATAGGTTATACATATAGAGATATTCTTGATGAAATTGCTACAATAACTTGTAGCTTTTTATTATTTAAAGGGGAAAGTTTATATCTAATTTATCCAACAGAAACTAATCAAAATATAGATGAAAGTTATTTAGATGAAGACAATATTACAATCGGAGAAAAGTATATAATTAATTCTTTAGTATTTAGCAGAGCCGAAGAAAGCGACAATATATATAGAAAAGACAATGAAAGCATTGCCACTAACGGATTACACGAATACAGAATATCAGATTGCCAATTATTGAGCACAAATGATAGATCAGATTATATTGACGCAATGTTTAATTATCTGAAAACACTAGAGTTCTATATCTTCGATGTAAAAAGTAAAGGAATATTGTTTTTAGAGGCTTGTGACATATTTAATTTTGTGTTAAATGAGGTAACGTATAAAACAATTCTATTGAACAATGAAATAGAGCTAGAAGATGGACTTACCGAAAAATTGTATACTGATGAGCCAGAAGAAACAGAAACAGAGTATAAATATGCGGATAGTACAGACAAGAAGATAAATAAAACATACATCTTAGTAGACAAACAAAATCAAAAAATAAAACAGCTAGTTAATGAAACCACAGACCACGAAGAAAAGATAACTCAAGTAGAACAAGATGTAGACAGTCTTAAACAAAAAGTATCTCAAGTGGCAGATTTAACGAGAGAAATAACCGGGACGAAAACAGTAACATTAACTGACTGTATTGCTGGAAATCTATTAGAACTTCATATTTACGGTAATAACAGAGTTTTTAAATATCAGACATTGAGTGATGATTTATACTTAAGCGACGACTTATATCTAGGCAAAGATACAGGTATCTTAGTTGTAACTGATGAGAATAATAATTCAATAGAATATAATTTGTTGATCCCTGAAGTATTAAGATCAAATGGTACAACATGCGATGAATATGTGCTAAAAAATGGAACAGCAAAAATTATTAGAAGAATTAATAAAGATGGAACAATAAAGGCTAATGAAGAAGTAGAAAATTTAGGAGAATTTCTGATTCCTTTACTTAAAGGAGAGAATACATTAGAAATCAAAGATTATGTCGCGAAGATAAATGCAAAATGGGCAGTACAGAGTAATTTGACAGATACATTTGCCACTCATGTAGAAGTAGAAACAAAATTAGAGCAAACATCTACAAATATAATGACAGAAGTAAACAAAAAAGTTGATGAAGAAGAATTTGGAACAAAAGTAGAACAAAATTTCGAACATGTCAAAATTGCATGGAACAAAATAGCAGAATACATACAAATGATGTTAATAAAGAATAATGCAAGTTTTGCAGTCTTAGATGACAACAAAAAAGTTCTAATGTATTTAGATAAAGAAGGACAACATTTTTGCGAAAGTGATGGTTCTACGGTATTTGGCGAGATGGGTGTCAATAAAGAGAATAGCAACAGTTATATTAGTTTTTCTGTGGAAGGCGAATATAATCAAGATATCAATAATGGAATGGCTTGGGGAATAAAGACGACAGACGGCAAATTTCATCCAATATTATACCTTAAAGACTTTCATATGGGAGCTGAGAATGCAGACGATTTCTTCGGAAAACTTGTATTAAATTATTGTGACTTGGTTTTGGCTGGAATGGAAAGTGGAATACAAAGTGGCAATGTAAGAATGTATGGCAATGCTTTTAATGGAATAACATTTGAGGACAGTAATTCGGGAAAAACAATAATGTCAATTATTCCAGAGGGCGACACCTCTTATGGAGCATTTAGTATACTAAATTCGATAAGTTTTTATCGCAATGTTGGAGGAAGCAATAGTTTTAAAGTTGGAAATGGTAATAAATATGTACTGATGCAAGATGACGGAAGCTTTCACGTAATGGGTGGAACAGTTTTATTAGGAAATAGCTCTAACAAGGTAAGTTTTGACGTATATGTTCGAAGTACCGCTAATATTTGGGGAAACTTGAATGTAGAAGGAAATGTATATGCAGACAATATATCGTCAGACAGAAGGATAAAAGACAATATTAAAGACTGTACAACTTCAGCATTAGATATCATTAATAAGATCCAGCATAAAGAATTTGATAAAAAAGACGACGGTAAGCATTACAAGATAGGCTATATAGCACAAGATATGGAACAAATAGATCCTAATTTTGTCATGAAAAGGTCTGCAGATGAAAATATAGAAGAAAGATATTATATTAACGAATTGCCGATAATTGCTACATTAACAAAGGCGGTACAAGAACAACAAGAGATAATAGAACAAATGCAAAAAAGAATAAATGAAATGGAGGACAGAATAAATGGAAAAAATTAATTTTCAGAATGATGTTACTAAACTAAACAAAGAAACTTTTGATACATTTCAAGATAATATAGATTCTGCAATAAACAATAATATTGAACATAAATATCAACTTAAAATTACATCTGCAGTTACTGCAGGAACAGAAGTAACAATACCTTGCTATTACAAAGTCGGACAAGCTGTTCTAGATGTGTATTTGAATGGAGAACGACTATCGTTAAGTTCTGACGCAAGTGGAACAGATGGACATTATCAAGAAGTTGGAACAGCAGATAGTATAAGCAACAAAATAAAAACAACGACTGACTGGTCTCTTGAAGTCGATGATGTGTTAGATTTTGTGGTAAGGGGGGATTATAGTGCAACCGTTTAAACAAATATTAAAAAAGATATATCCTATCGGTAGTATCTACATGTCAGTTAATAACACGAACCCTTCTAATCTATTTGGAGGCACTTGGGTCGCTTGGGGCGCTGGAAGAGTGCCTGTTGGAGTGAATGCATCTGATAGTGATTTTAGCACAGTTGAAAAATCTAGCGGATCAAAAACTGCAAACGTATCACATACGCATACAATAGCAAGTCATAATCACGGAGGGAATACTGGTAGCACCGCATTAACAGTAAATCAGATACCTTTACATTCTCACGATTTAGGCGTAAAAGTGACGACTAATAACGGAGATTCTTCAGCTGAAGCGGATCAAATTACCGTTAATTGGTCGAACGCTAAACATTTTAGCGAGTATAACGGTGGTAAAACTGGTGGAGGTCAAGGGCATACTCATACAATTTCTGCATCAGGACAACAAACAACAAGTTCTGCAGGTTCTACTTCGTTATCGTTACTACAACCATACATAACATGTTATATGTGGAAAAGAACAGTATAAATAGAAAGGAAAAATAAAAAGATGGTACAAATAATAATTGCCTTAATTACAGCTGGGGCAACGATAATAAATACTTTTATTAGCAAGAGCACAAGTAAAAAAGTGGAAACTATACAAGAGCTGAAAAAAGACATAAAAAAAGACTTAAATTCAGTTAAATATGAGAATGATAAAACATATTTAACTGATTTCTTGTCTGAGGTTGAAGCAAAACAACCAAAAACAGAAATACAAAAAAGAAGAGCTTACGAAATATATGAAGAATACACAAAGCTCAATGGAAATTCTTATGTACACAATAAATGGGAAGAGTTAGTGAAGAAGGGAGTGTTGTAAGTGAAAGAAAAATTGGCAAAATTAATTAATGTTAAAAGTATAGTAACAATATTACTGACATTAGTTGTGTGTTACCTATCAATCGCAAAAGGTTTTGATATTAAAGAAATTTATTTAATGATAATTGCATTCTATTTTGGAACGCAATTAAAAGAAAATAAAAATGAAAGTGAGGAAAAATAAATGGAAATAATAGAAACTAATTTACAATTTAATAGTAATCACTCTCCGATGAAAAAGGTTGAAGGAATAGCTCTTCATCACTCTGGAGTGACGGTACTTCAAAGTGTTGAAGTAATACATAATTACCACAAAAGCAAAGGATGGGCAGGAATTGGATACCACTACTATGTAAGAAAGGATGGTTCTGTATATAGAGGCAGACCAGAAAATATGGCAGGAGCGCATTGCCCTGGTGTAAATAGTATAAGTATAGGAATTTGTGCAGAAGGTAACTTTAGTGAAGAAACTATGTCGAATGTGCAAAAACAAGCCTTAATAGAACTAGTAAAAGACATTAAATCAAGATATGATATTAAATGGATAAAAGGACACAGGGAGATAACATCTACAAGTTGTCCAGGAGATAACTTCCCATTAGAAGAAATAAAAAATGTAATTGCAAGTGTAGAGACGCCACAAACAACAAACTCAATAGAAGAATTAGCACAAAAAGTAATTGCAGGAGAATATGGCAATGGAGAAGAGAGAAAACAAAAACTTGGCTCGTTATATAATGAAGTACAAAACAAAGTTAATGAAATTCTATCTGGCAAATCATCTACAACTAAAAGCAATGAAGAATTAGCTAATGAAGTTATTGAGGGAAAATGGGGGAACAACCCTGAACGAAAACAAAAACTATTAGAAGCGGGATATAACTATGATGCTATTCAAAAATTAGTAAATCAAAAATTAAAATAAGCTAAGGTAAGTCAGTTTTGGCTTACCCCTTTTTTTATGCTTAAAATGGCTGTTTTCAAGGCATAAAAGTATATGTCTTAAAAATAAAAACGCCTTAAATCGCAACCTCGTGAGCCGATTTTTTGGCTATTTTAAGGGAAAAATCGAAATTCAGTAGTTTAAAAGAATTAAACAAAAAGTGTTGACTTTTTCTATATTAATGATAATATTATTGTACATCATAATAAACATTTTGATTTTATGTTAATTTTGTGATATAATAATATATGGAGGAGATTATTATGGATAAAGAAAAAAGAATTTATTACACAAATGCAACAGGAGTGGAAGTAACAGGAATAGATATAAAGTTAAATATAGATTACAAAAGTAAAGATGAAACACTTAATTTATGTGATATCGTTTTCAGCCCAGAACAAGCAAAACTAACTAGTATAATGTTGAATAAAGCAATTGAAGAATACGAAAAGAGAAATAGAAAGATAAATATAGATATAAAAGCAATAAATAAGAGTGAAGGGGAAAACGAGAATGGAGGAGAAAGAGAATAAACTTGTATTCGAAACAGTAAGTGCTGTAAATGAAATAACAGTAGAACTAACGATGGAGAAGTTTAATAATCATATAATTGTTAATCATCCAGAGATGCAAGGACACGAAAAAGAAATAGAGGAAACCATTAAAAAACCTACAATAGTATATAAAGCAAAAACTTTTCCTGAAAAAAGGTTACATTTTATTAGAAAGACGAATAAAAAAGAAATTTCTCAGTACAATAATGTAATAGTTGAATATAATGATAATAACAAAAGAAGTGCACATGTTACTACAAGTTTCTACTCTGATGAAATAGGTAAAGGAGGTGGCGACTGTGTCTACTTTAACTACAACAATAATATCTAATTATGACAAGGAAGATGATATTCTGTATTTAAGCATAGGAAAACCAACGCCATCGATTACAAATGAAATAGAAGAAGGAATATTAATCCGAAAAGACATAAAGACTAAAAAAATTGTGGGCGTTACTATATTAGATTATAAGTATAGAAAAAACAAAAAGATGAAAATAAATCTTCCGAAAGAATTTAATTTAGATGAAGTGAAAGTTTAAAAAAGGCTAGCAATAGTCTTTTTTTGCACGATTCGACAGATTTCGCATAGTATATTTGCTATAATAGAATTAGGAGGGACAAGCTATGGAAGAAGTAAAAAAGCTTGAACTAATGATAAAAAACAGTAGCAGTTATGAAGAGATAATAGAGCAAAGTAAAAAGATAGATAAGTACATAGACAAAATAATTGAGGGAGCATTATAGCTTCCTCAAATCTATATTAATAAGTAAATCTATTATCTGGCTAATTTCTAACGCTTCAGGCGAATTTATGCCGTATTTATCCATTCTGCGATACATTTCTTTCTTCAATTTACTCAACTCTATATCCGAATAAAACAAGTCTTTGATGTCTACATTTAATGCAGTAGCAATAGAATAAAGTGCCGACAAAGTAGGATTAACGCGTTTATTATTCTCTAAGTTGCTTAAATATGTGCGTGATATATCTGTCATATGACTTAATTTTCTTATACTTATATTTTGTTTCTCACGAATTTTCTTTATATTAAAAACGAACATAAAAATACCTCTTAAATTAGTATCTTCTCATTGTACATTTTTTATACATATTTGAAAAGATGCAACTCCCAGAGGACATTTTTGTCGAACGATTTTTCTTGACTTTGTCGAATTTTGTTATATAATTTAGATAAAGAAAAAAAGAAACGCGTTTCTCCACAAAAAGGGAGAAGAAAATATGGAAAAAGATTTAATAATAAACGAAGAAATCTATAGAAATTATAAAAGTGAAATGAGTAAAGATAATGACTATTTCACTCAAAATGAGTTGCAAGATTTAATGCAATTTTTAATGCAACGCCAAGAAAAAGTTATAAAAAACGAAGAGAAAATATAAAAAATAATATTTTGACAATATGCCGAAAATGGCTTGAAATAGCATTTTACGGGAAGATATAAAAAACGAAGAGAAAACATAAAAAGGTCTACTATATAGCTGAAAGCCCTTAGGAACCAGTGTCAACGACGTGGGGGTTCGAGTCCCTTCATCCGCACCAACGATGTATCTGTTCGAACTTTATAGAACAGATGATGCATGGAGTTGAAAATTCTTCATTTGTATTGAAAATATCCATATCTTATGCTACAATATTCACATAATTTATCTTGCAAATTGCAAGTTTTATATATAGTAACTATTAACTCGCAAACGGAATTGTTAAGGAGGTAAATAAAATGGCTGAATGGGAAAGCAGTTATGGTGGAATGCGTCTTCATAATGCACGGATACTTACAGCCGAAGAAATCAATGAAAGATATCCACTCGAAGTTGATTCTCGTATGGCTCGATTAACTCGAGAATTTGCGGAAAGAGGATATGATATTCTTTACGGAGAAAACCCAAATCTTATGTCTGCAGATGTGTTGTTTGGTAAGCCATATGATTGGACTGCTGATATAATTATGACAGCTGCATATCTGTATAAGACAACTCCTGAGCAGATTGTTTTAGGGTGCTATACAGATATGTCAGAGACTAAAGCAATTTATGCAGCAGTAAGATTAAGAAATTCATCAGATATCCTAATGATTTAAGTCATGGGCAAGTACTTTTTTGAGCTTAATAACTCTTAAAAGTACTTGCTTTTGCAATCTTAAAAAATTATAAATCTGGTAGTAACAAATGCTATTATTATTGGAATAACATTGTTTGCTACGTAGGGAGCTACAAAATTATTTGATGTAGATTTCTATGTTGCTTACCAGATTATGAGTTTCGGTCAGTGCCTTTGCCCCAGTAATAAGAAAAACGACGATTAACTCACAAAAAGAAACCTCGCAAGAGGTTTCTTTTTTATAAATTGGTTATAATTTTATTGTAATTTATAAAAATTATGATATATGTGATATATTTTAATAATTGAGTGAGATTTGTATCAATTGTTATGAGAACCAAAAAAATTGCAGATATCTACGTCACCGGCACCAATAACGAATCTGTTCGAACTACAGATACAAAAATCAATCAGAAATGGTTGATTTTTTTGTTTGCGAAAAAATCATCCTAAAAGAAAGGATGGTGTCTGTAATGAAGATAATTAAAGAAGAAATACAATTTGAGGAAAGTTTAAAGCAAAGACTTGAATTTTCTAAAGTTTCTCCTACTTTTATAAAAGGTAGTATTAGAAAAATTGAAAAGACTAATCTCTCATATATTGAACCACATAAAGTAATTGTTAAAAACATTACTTTGTTAGTTTTTAATTATTCAAATGATGTGTATATTTCAAACTTATCTAAAAAGATAAAATTATCAGAGTTAGAAGAATATTTGAAAAAATATAAAAATGTTAAAAAGGTAATAAATATAATTAAAGATATGAATATAAAAGATAAATTGAGATTAGGTATATGCTTAACTATAAGTGATTGGGCAAATATTTTATATAACAGAAATGAAATATATAAGAAATTTGATATTATGCTAAAAGAAGTTGATGAAGAATATAGAACTACACTTATAAACTTTGCAAAATATAAACTTGTAATGTTTGCAATGGCAAAACTTATGGAAATGGAAACGACAGAACAAAATAAAGTAGAATTGTATTTGTTTAATCTAATATAAAAAGTGGCAATCCCAAGCGAAAATCGGCAAAGTGTTGAAATGACAATGAAAATGTGATATAATGCTTGAAGCAAAAACTTTTTTGCAAGCCTTTGAAAGTATAAAAAACTATTTGGAGGCTGAAACCTTCGAATAAATATGAGGGAGGAAAAGAAAATGCGGGATATTTTGCAGATAACAGGATTTATATATACTGCAATAATTGCAATAGTTGTAGATGTTATTGCCATATTAAGGTTTAAGTCAAGCAATAAAGATGATGAAGCAAAATCTTTGTTGGCTAAAGAAATCTTAATGGGTTCTACATTTGCAATAGTGGTTCTGGTTATAGTGTTACTTGTATCTTTGCTTTTCTAAATGAAAAAAGTCTTAAAAGGAGGAAATAAAAAGCTCTAAATTCATACGAATATTAACCATTGCTAATGATTTAAACTTTAGCCGAGCCAGCATTTGCTGAGTGCAAGGATGATTTTATGGGAAACGTGAACAAATATAATAGATGTAATTTCTGTGAAAACAAACCAACATTTCATGGAGTTCGTTGCTCAGATGGTGATGGTAACGAATTTTTATGCTTGGGCTGGGACCATTTTTATTTAGATGGTGACAAAGTGGCAAAAGAAGCTAAGAGACTTGGCATCGGTGTCACAGACGTGTTGGCTATGATTGAGGCAGCCAATAAACTTAAAGGAAAAAGAAAAGGAAGTTCTGCTGCATCGGACTCATTGGATTAAACTAATATTGATAAATTTGATAGCAGGTTTTAAGGCTTTTACACCAGGTACGGAGTTCCCGTGCCTGGTGTTTTAAAATCGTAATGCTAAAAATTTTAACAATTTCTATTGTATTTTATAAAAAATAGGATATACTTTAATAAATTGATTGATATTTGTATCAATCGTTTGAGAGCCAAAAAAGTTGTAGATAACTACTTCGATCGCACCAGAGTAGAGATTAGCTTTGCTAATCTCTTTTTGTATGGTTTGAAAAAGGGACTCGAAAAGGAGGCCGCTGAGTTGAAAGTGGTATTGAATTTTGGTTTGCTAGAGAATTGCAACTAGTTTTAGATTACAAAGAATGGAGAAAATTTGAAAATGTTATAAAGAAAGCTAAAGACGCATGTGAAAACAGCGGTATTAGTGCGTTTGAACATTTTGTTGGCGCCGACAAGTTGTCAAAACGTGCTACAAATGCAGGAGTTAGAAACTTTGATAAATTCCATAATTCTGGATATAAAGGATTATACAAACAAAGAAATTTTAAACAAAAAATAATTTTATAGAAATTTTTAACAATATATGTTAAAATAACAAAAAACATAAAGGAAAAAATAAATGAAAAAAATATATATTTTATTGATGCACACAAAAACAATACCATCTAAAATAGTGAGATTTTTTACTAGATACAAATATAGTCATGTTGCAATGTCACTTGACAAAAGTTGTGAAGTAACATATAGTTTTGGAAGAAGAAAACTCAATTCTATACTAAATGGAGGATTCAATATTCTGAACAAAGAAGGAGAATTCTTTAAAAAATTTAACAGGACAGAATGTAAAATATATGAAGTTGATGTTACAGAAGAACAATACAAAAAGGTAGTAGACATTATAGAAAATATGATAAAGGAACAAGACAAGTATAAATATGATTTTATTGGAATAATACCAAGATTTTTTGGAATTCCAATAACACTAGAAAATAGATATGTTTGTAGCTACTTTATTGCAGAAGTTCTGGAAAAAGCAAATATACTTAAATTTAATAAACCTGTATGCTTAGTAAAACCAAAAGACTTTGAGAATATTAAAGGTTTCAAAGAAATATATAAAGGAAAGTATCTAAAATACTAATAAATGGAGAGAAAGAAATGGAAGATATAGTTTTTGTAACACATAATAAAGGAAAAATAGAGTCAGCAAAAGATCAATTAAAAGAAGTGAACTTTAAAGTGTTTGAATATGACTTAGAAGAACCAAGAAGTGATGATATAAAATATATATCTGAGTATAAGGTAAAAGAAGCTTACAAATTAGTAAATAAACCTTGCATTTCATTAGATTCTGGTTTTTGGATAGATGAGTTAAATGGATTTCCAAAAGCATTTGTTAATTTTGCATTAGATTCTATTGGAATAGATGGAATATTAAAGTTGATGGAAGGAAAAGAACATAGAAATTGCAGATTTACTGAATGTTTATCATACTATGATGGAAAAGAGTTACATCAATTTATGGGAAAACACGAAGGAATGTTAGCAGATAAAATTCAAGGAAAAGATACAGACAAAAAATGGTCGAATTTGTGGTACATATATAAACCTTTGGGTTATGACAAAACTTTAGCAGAAATGTCAGAAGAAGAAAGAAATAACAGAGAAAGAAATGAATCAGTAAATTCTATGGAAGAATTTGCTAAGTGGTATAAAAAAGAAAAAATCAACAGAGCGTAAAGCTCTGTTAATTTATTTTAATATAGGTGTTTTGCTGCTAGCAACATACTTTTTGTGCTTTTTAGGAGGATAAGGTTTCATTTCCTCTGTTCTAAACAATAAATAATCAACACTGGTTTTATAAAAATCAGCCAACTGTGATAATACTTCTAAAGGAATGCTACGTTTATTGATTTCGTAATAGGAATATGCAACTTGAGAAATATTCAACATTTTACTTAAGTCCTTTTGAGTAAGATCATTATCTTCTCTTAAATCTTTAATACGAGTTTTCATATTATATTTTCCTTTCTAAATATATTTCCTAAACAGATTATAAAATAAAACATAATGTTGTACTGTGAAATAAAACATATTGTTATGAGTAAAAAAAGATTAAATTTATAACAAAACAGTTTAGAGGAATATTACATTGCAAAAATGGCAAGAATATGGTATTCTATATAATAGTAGATAAAAATGAAGGAGCACTAAA